CTTGGCCAATGGGTCTTGTTCAATGTCGCCAGCCCATGCAAGAGAGGCGGTGTCGTATTTGCCACCATCTGGTGCTTTGTGTTTGCCAGCGCTGACCAGCTTGCGCATGTCGCCCCAGCTCTTGGCCATGGCTTCGTAATTGGCCTTGCCTTCGTCTTGGTTCCAAAAATTCTCTGGCAACCAATCTGGCCGATCAATTGCCGTGCCAGGGATTTGACCTGGCGCTACGCCTGGGTCATTGGTTTTATGGTCAATTTCCGCTTTTTGCGGATCTGCCTGCGCTTGTGCGTTTGTGTCTTCAACGGTCACGTTGTCCAGTAAGCCGGAGCCTCCGGGCTGGTCATTTGTGTCGATGGTCATAGTTTCCTTGCTTGAGTTATCCGCGCCATGATGTCCCGCACCACGTTTCTTTGCCCTTCGGCAAAAAACGCATGGGACGGGTCTGTGCCCGGCACGGCAATAGGCACATTTACATACATGTCTTGCAGCCACTTCAGCAGCTTCTGGCCATCATCGGAGCCAAACACACGCAGCGTCAAACGCGACAAATCTTCTCGCTGCTGCTGCACTTCTCGCACATCAGACGGTTGGCCAATCGCGTCAAGCTCATCCCAACTCATACACTCTCCAAGTTTTTATTTGCTCACCATGCGGTCTGTGCAATTTATCCTGCATTTAATGCGTTCAAAAGTTGCTGATTGTCGCCACCCTGCGATGCGGCAATCGTTGCCTGCGCGCTCACTTGTGCAGCCATGGCAGCCTCTTGCTTGGCCTGCATGTCTTCCATCAAAACAGCACGCTCAGTAGGATCATTGCGCACAGCTGCTGGCACGCCCATCTTGTCGGCAATGTAGTCCACAGCCGCATCTGTCTTGATGGCCAAAGCGCCGTCCTGACCGAATTGACCAGACTGCATCAGCTGCGTGAACTGAAGGATGGCGTTGACCTCTTCCATGCTCTGGGCTTGAGCCAGTGGTGACACAGGCGTCACCTTGACCTCAAGACCGTTGACGCGCAAAGGCAAATCAATCAAGCCCTTTTCATCCATCACTTCCAAGATCTTGGCCACCAACGGGATCATGGTTTCATTGATCAGACGACCAAAAGCAGAACCCAAGTTTTGAGCCAGCTCTTTCATGCGCTCCACAATTTCGGTGGCCGAGCGTGCGCTCATGTTGTCTGGCGGCAGCGACTCATCCAACAAAATGCGTTTGATGTTTTGCACCAGATCGTTGATGACCAGCTGACTGACGTTGAAGTCACCAGAGCGCGGCAGTGCTTGCAGGCTTGGACCCTGTGGGCCACCGTTGCGCGCCACTGGGATGATGCCGCCAGGCACAATCTTGACCGTGTTTGGGTTCAGCACGCCATCGTCGGCTGCTGTATATACACCAGCCACAGCCAGCGATGCGTTTTTGAGCAGCAGCTCTTTGGTCTTGTTCAATGTCTTGATGTCGGGCAGAGCCGTCATCAATGGGCCTCGGCCATAGATCTCACCGGCCACCTTCATGTAACGCGAGATCACCCACGGGCTGCTCTTGCGGCGTCGATAAACCAGCTCATCCTTGCCATGCTTCCAGATAACGTGGTAGCAGTAGTCGCCACGCTTGTGGTCGTGGATCACCGCCTCCAGCAATTCGACATCTTCGGTCGGCTTGTCAGTGATCAAGCGCTTGAGTGCATCTGGGATCTGTGCGTCTGGCCACTGGCGTGAAATGCTCTCGGCCTTCATGCGCATGCGGCGGTAGACATTGTCCACTTGGCCGTTTGCGCCTTCCTCGTAGCTCACCAAGAAAAGCGGCACGGGGATGAAGTTGATAGGCGTCACATCATCGCCAGGCTGCACCATCATGCAGGCTGTGCCAACGGCCATGTCCAGCAAAAACTCGCCGATGGCAATGTCAAAATTGGACTGCTTGAGGACCGCGAACATCTTGTCGCTGTAAACATCAAGCGCGGCTTGTGCGACCTGCTTGCGATCCATGGGGATCAGGCTGCCAGACTCAAGCCTGCACCATTTTTGCTGGGGCGGGAACACAGCAGACTGCAGTCGGTTTGCAAAGCGCTGGGTGCTGTTGATCGCGGTGGAGTCAAAGACGCGCTGCATCTTCTTGCTGCCGGTCGCGCCACCCTCCCACACGCCATACAGCTGGCGCTGGGGCAGGGCAAATTCATAGGCGTCTTGATACAGCTGCTGGAACTCATCCTTCTTGGTCTGAGCTGCAGCTTGTCGCTTGATGATTTCGTCTGGTGCCAAGCGCATGCCGCCTGGTGCATCTTTTGAGTATTGCATCTCAGTCTTTCATTTTTATGTCAGACATCAGACCGCCTTTGCGGCGCTTGCGCACACGGTCGGCCTCAGACATCGCAATGGCCACGGCCTGCTCTCGGTTTTTGACGACCTTGCCGCCTTTGCCTGAGTGCAAGGTTCCGGCCTTGTACTCGCCCATAACCTTGCCAACTTTTTTTTGCGCTGCGTCCACGATTACATCCCGCCCAAAGTGTTGCCGCCACCAAGCACGCCAACCTCTGGGTTTAGACGGGCTTCAGACAACAAGGCGCGGCGACCGCCACGGGTTCGCGCACGAATGGATGCCGACATGCGCTGGCCAGACTCGCGGCGCTCTTGCTCAACACGCGCAGCCAGGTCCGATGCCTGCTTGTCAGCGGTGGCTTTCTCTTCGGCATATTTGGCTTGCTCTCCTTCCAAGCGAGCCTTGGCGGCATTTGCAGCTTCTTGCTGGGCTTTGGTTTGCTCGGCCATTTGAGCCTCCATCGCGGCAGCTTGCGCTTGAGATTGAGCCACGTTTTGAGCTTGCGCAGATTTCGCTTCCTTGCGCGCCTTGCTGGCATCGTAGGTTGACTTCACAGCTGCTGCTGCGGTGATAAATGGGAGGGCTGGGGCCATCACAAACTCCTTGAAAAAATGAAGTGGTCAAGCTCTGGCTGGTTGTAGATTGTCAGCTTGCCGATCTCAGCAAACCCAAGAGCCATCGCCCAGCGCACAGCGTCTATTCGGGCGCATTGTACGAACATGTGCGCAGACGACAAACCCATCGATATACAAGCGATATTGATTGACTTTTTGATGGCGCGGGTGACCAGCAGCGGGTGACGATGGCGACGATTCCGGTCAATGACGGCCCAAACCTCGCCGGACCCGTTGCGGCAGTCCATGATGCCCACGCAAAACAGCGGCTGTCCATTAACCATCAGGGTGCCAGCAGGGCCACGGCCTGCTTGGTCCACCACCCGCATGGCGACATCAGCTGCAATGTCGTCCTCAATGCACTCAAGGTGGCCAGCCTCAAACGGATGCCACGCCACCCCGGCTGGCAGTGGCATGCTGTTCATCAAGTCGTGCATCAAAAAACCTCAAAGTCAGTTGTTGCGGTGGTTTGCCTGGGGGCAGCGCCGCCAAGTGAGTGCGTGCGGGTCATTCGGTTGTATTCACCACCGCCCAGCATCAGGTAGCCAAAAGAGTCGCCAATGTGCGAGTGTTCGTTCTTGTTTGGCGCGTCCCTGAAGCGCTCTTGGCCAGCGCCGACCGCCACGCGCTTGAAGTGGTAGCCACCGCCCAGCGCTTTTCGCAGCAGCTTGCACTCTCGGTTGACAATCAGCCCCGGTTTGCCTTGAATCATGCGCATCATCGGGGCGGCAGACGCCTCCCGCCGCACCTTGAAGTCGTTTGACGCTGTCGGCTGGGCGCGCAGCCCCAGTGTTCGCAGGAAATCGAACGAAGTGACCTCATAAATCGCATCCCTGGCCATGCCTGCCGGGTCGCCCCACAGCAAAACCTGGTGGTTTGGGTACAGCGCATTGAGATCGGCCAGCAGCTGCAGGCCGAAACGCTCTAAACCCATGTCAAAGGTGACGATTTCCTTGTGAATCACCCACTGGCCATTGGGCAAACGCTGGCCAATGGTCGCAGCTGGCGTCAAGCCGAAGTCCAAGCCGATTTGGATGGGCACGGTCGGGTCGACCACGGTGTCGCCAGACATGATTGAGTCCTGATATTCCGGCCAAACGGGCCTGCCTTCCTGAACGTAGGTGTACTCGCCCCCGGCATAGCAGCGAATCCAGTCCAAGTTCTTGCCCAGCAGCATCTGCGGGTAATAGCCGGGCGGCAGGTTGCCCAAGTTCTCGGCATGCGGGTTGATCTTCCACCACTTGTTGGACGCAAAGATGTGGTCGTTGGCTTCGGGGTTTTCCGGCAGCTCCTCTGGGTCGACCGTCACCACGCCGCCAGGCTGCTTCCAGAACTTCCACGCATACGGCCCGGTCATCTTCTCCTTCTCGGCCATCTTGTGCCACCAGTGGTCGTCGTCCATCGGGTTGGTGTCCATCCAGATGCCGTGCCAAGTGGCCCCGCCGTCACGCTTGGTTGGGTAGCGGCCAACCCGGTGGGTCAATCCGTCGATCACAGCCTTTGGCAATTCACGCGCCTCGTTCACCCACGCTCCAGTCAACTCCAGCGACAGCAGCTTGCGAACGTCCTTGGGCTGGTCAAGGGCCAAGAAGATCACCTCGCAGTCGATGCCAGCCGCGCCATCACGGGCAGGCAGCCGGATGTGGTGGGTGATCGGCGGCGTCCACATCATCGGGCCGAACGTCGACTCTGGAAACAGGTCGAGCCAGGTCTTGATGGTCGTGGTCTTCAGCATGGGGTAGCTGTTTCGCACGATGGCCCAGCGGGTGTACCGGATGCCGTCAATGGGGGAGGGCTTTTGCTCCACGGCCTTCTTCATAATCTTGGCCGCGCAGCCGTAGGACTTGCCCGACCCCACTGGCCCCATGATGCCCTGCACGAAGGCATTGGACTTGAAGAAGTCGTAAATCACCGGGCTGGTGCGGAAGTCCAGGTTCAGGCCAGCTGCTGGAATTGCCTTCTGGCTTTGCTCTTTGGTTTTAGACAATGTTCTTCTCCTTGAGTTTGGCTTCGATGGCTCTGGCAACATCACGCAACAACATGGCTGGCACATAAGGGCCATCGCCAAAGAGTTTGTCTATCTGCTGATCCGTCAGCCCAACCCATTGCCGCTGTGCTGCGGGTGGTGCATGAACGGTTACAACACTGAGCGCCCAATCAAGCCATTGCTCGGCGGTCATGTCGTAGTAGCCAAACGGCCCCACAGAACAAAGGTCTTCGCCAACACGAAGTGCGGCATTGCGCCACGCCACAGGCTCCTGCACAGCAGGTGCTGGCAGGTAGAAGTCCTCAAGAGGGATCGGTTTGGCCATCAGCTTCTCGCCATCCCACCAGACCTTTGACACCTGAGTGCCATCAACAGGCTCCTGCACA